AAAGACGAAGCAATACACAAAGCATTAAAAGTTTTAAATTGTTTAAACAACGACAGAGTATATGAAACTGCATGGGTGAAAGGTGCAATCAATGCGTGTGAAGAAGCACTAGAACAACCAGAAATAGGCGATGCTGAAATTAAACAGATGCTAAATGACATTGAGTATTATCAAAAGCGTATTGAAGCACTAGAACAACCAGCATTTGGAGAATGTGGAAATAAATCATGTGGAGGTCATGGGGCTTGCTATTGTGAAGAACAACCAGTAATGGCTATATCTCAAATGAATAATGATGCCTTGAAAAATGCGTTAAATAATCAAGGAAAGCTATCAGTCAGCTCACCACAACCACAACCAGCGCAAGAACCTGTGGCTTGGATGAAAAGTGCATTAGATAATGCTAGAGATGTTTGTAAATATCTTGACCATGATATGGTTAAAGAAGCAAAAGCCCATACTAAATTCTTTTGGGATGACATTGATAAAATTAAGGAGGATGAAGAAGCACTAGAACAACCATCGCAAGAACCTGTGGCTACTGTTGCTGTAGATAATTTTGGTAACATTTCTGTTGGTTGGATTAAAAATCCAAATCATAACGATAAACTCTACACCCACTCTCATCAATGGCAAGGATTAACTGATGATGAGATAGATGCTGAAGCATTAAAAGATGATGGTGCTGCTTACTTTGCTTTAGGTGCTTTATGGGCAAATAAAAAGCTAAAGGAAAAGAATCATGGCTAATGCTACCCCACTTACTAGAAAGCAATGGCTAGAACTTTTGCGTAAGTTATGGCAAGAGTCATTATTGGAAGCATTTTATGAAAAAGAAGATTCTAAAGATGGCTTGCCTTTAATATCTAAAAAGGAAAAGAATTATGACTAAAGACGAAGCATTAAAGATGGCGATAAATACATTATGTAATTGTGGATTACAAATTGGCGGACAGGCTTTAATATCACCTTACATTCATGAAACTGTATACGTTTGCAATGAAGCACTAGAACAACCAGCAGAACCAAGATTAGTGTCATACGCACTTGATGGTTCTACTTGCACATTAAACATTGATGGTGAAGAAGTTTATTTTAATCGTGAACAACCAGCGCAAGAACCTGTGGGCGTAGTGTCATGGCATGAAGGAGCAGTTATGGGTTCAATTTTTCCATCAAGTAATATGCCTAAAGATGGAGATAAACTCTACACCAACCCTCATCAATGGCAAGGATTAACGGATGATGAGATAGTAGATTGGTTTGAAGAATGTTTTGGGCATGATGACATAGCTGAAACTACAATGTGGTTTGCTAAAAGACTATTGGAAGCTGTAAAGGAAAAGAATGATATTAAATGATTTGCCTATCAATCATGAGCTACGCAATAAGCCATTGATTGAGATAGGTGCAGAGTATCAGATTAAAGATAGCAAGATGTGGAATAAGGTAATGCCAGCTTTTGGTATCGCCAAGAAAACATTTAATGACCTAGCCCCAGTATGGACTACATGGGATATATGGAGAGTAGCAAATGAAGATTGATATTGAATTAGATGGTAATGATTATATGTTAAGTATTTTTGAAGCTATTACTGTGCAGAACTTAGAATGGGATTTGACGCAATGGAAATTGGCAACCTATGTGCATCCTAACGATGAGAAAAACCATAAGAAACGTATCAAAGCTGCCAAAGTATTAATTAAATATTATAAAGGTGAAGAATAATGGATACTAAACATTACGAATTGCTTGGATCGTATGTAAAAGAGGCGGTTCAGTCAGGTCGTGTTAACTCAATTACTACGGCAGAATTTGGCCGTATTATTGAAAAGTATGTAGCAACGTTAGAGATTGAATATCAACGTGATATGAGGGACGCAAACAATGGAAAGGGAAATTAACATGATGACATCATTCTATGGTATGAAGCATGATGAGAAGGCTTACGCTAAGTTACTTAAACGTGTAGAGGCAATCAAACAAGCAATGGGCAACAAATATTTGTTACATGTAACAAACCACAAAACTAAAAAGGAACAATCATGATTATCGCATTATGGTCTGTAATAATTTTGTTAGCTGTTGCAATATGGGCATGTATTTGCAGTGGTCGTAATTACCAAGATAGTATTGTTAGTTTGGAATATCGCATGGAAGGCATGGTGCATAAGACTGATAGCCAAGCTAAACAGATTGAAGAATTAGAAAGATTAGTATGGAAGCACAGCTATGGCATTAGGTTTGTTGAGAGTGACATAGAAGTAGTTAAGAATAAACTTAAGAAGAACCATAAAAAATAATGTGGGTGCTATTAGATTTTGATGGCAGTCCCATACGCTATTATGATTATCCAGCTCAGGGAACAATCAAGGTAGAAGAACAAAAACTTACCTTTGATGAAATGATTAAATTACTTGGAGAATGTTTACTATGAACAAATTACTTATCGCCTTATTACTTGTGTCGGCAACGGCATACGCTGAAGACCACACAGTACCACCAGCAGGTGTTGTTGCTACTACTGACAAAGCGAAGCTATGCGTATCAGGCTACTCAGCTACAGTTAGACCACCAGTATCCTATACTAACCGGCTTAAAGTTCAATGGACACCATTAGGCCATAAACCATCAGAGTATGAACTAGACCATTACATCCCTATCGCATTGGGTGGAAGCCCAACCGATCCTAACAATCTCTGGCTACAGAAATGGGATGACGCAAAGGTTAAGGACGTACAAGAGAACCTATTACATCGTGATCTATGCAAAGGTATCTACACAGTAGAACAAGTGCAACAGCATGTAAGGACATGGAAATGACACAAGTTATCTACGATAAATGGTTAAACGGATCTCTTATCAAGCATGAAATCACAGAGGATGAGAATGGTCATCCCACATGGCGCATTAAAGATAGCTGGGTAGGATTAACGGATGATGAGATTATTGATATGTATTTTCAAGCAAACATAAATCCACAACCTCATGGATTTATAATTGACTTTATTCGTGCTATTGAACAAGAATTAAAGGAAAAAAATCATGGATAAAACAGATATTCAATTTTTATGCCTACTTGGTGTTTATATTGTAGGATTTATCAATGGTTGGCTATGTCATTAAAGGAAAAGAATAATGGATAAGATGCAGAAGCTAAATCGCAAAATGCTCAAGGCTTGGGCATTGCATAAGATAAAGAAAGCCAAGAAGCTATGGTGGAAGATGATTGAACTTACATTAAAAAGGAAAAGACATGTCAAATAGCCTACAAGATTTAGAGCAAGAAGTATTACAGTGTTGGGGCGTGACGGAAGACTTAAAGCTATTTGCTGAAGAATATAAGCACTGTGATGTTGACGTTTACAATAAGGCTTTAGGATTAGCTTATGTATACGAAATGCGGTTCAATAAAGCATGGGAAACATATGAAAAATTAGTAGAAGAACATTACAAAATGCGTAAGGAGAATAACAATGGCAACGAAGAATGATATTACTGGTGATGCACTAATTAGCCGGCCGAACTCAAAAGAATTTAATGATAACTTTGATCGCATCTTTGGTGTAAAGACAAAAGAAAAGTATGTGCCACCACCACTACCAACGGCCAAACCAGATGAAGACAAAAAAGTTTGATAAAAATTTGTTTGATGAATGTGATCCACCGGCTAGAGAAGCGGTGGTTCAGTTCATAAAAAGAGAATGGGGGCTAGACGCTAAACCTTACGATCAATATAAGATTGATCTCATCGTATATAAAGCAGATACACCAATTGGTTATGTGGAAGTAGAGCGCAGAGGATGGTGGTGGGTTTGCCCTTATCCAAGTTTACATATCCCACAACGCAAAGCAAAGTTGTTTGATACAGACATGAAGTCACTATATTTTGTAGTGGCAAAAGGTCTAAAAAACGCAATGTATTGTAACGTAAAGGATATTCTAAATTCACCGCTTGAAGAGATACCCAATCGTGAAATTAGTCAAGGAGAATACTTTTATAATGTGCCATTAAATTGCTTTATTCACGTTCAATTATAAAATAAAATAGCAGTTCATCTAGGGGATTTAAAAATGAAAACAGCACGTCAAGGATCTCCTGTCGCTGTTGACTATGATGAAAGAGACCATAAGATCTTAGAGCTTTCTGACACCATTATCCAATTGGATGAAGATGTTACAAGGCTCAATGACATTATAGCCAGTAAGCGGTGGGATGCCACAGAATTTGAACAAGACTACATTTTAGAATTAGTAAAGGAGCTAAGAGACTCAATCAAGATACTAGAAATAGACAATCAAGCACTAAGGGACAGTAGAGATATGTTTCAAAATAGGAATGCTGAACTCATCCGAACTGTAAATGGTTTAAAAAGAAAACTAGACAAATAACACCCAAGCCGGAGGGTTTCCGGTAGATAAAGGATAAGACATGAGCTTAGCTTTGAGAGAGCATCAGCAGAAAGTTATTGATGCATTAAGGGATGGATTTAAAGCAGGACACCGGTCACAGTTGCTATATGCACCAACCGGCTTTGGTAAGACAGAAGTAGCAATACACCTCATGCAAGCCACTTCAAACAAACAGAACAGATGCGCCATGATATTGGATCGCATTGTTTTAGTTGATCAAACTAGCTTACGCTTAGACAAGTATTCAATTCCACATGGTGTGTATCAAGCTAACCATTGGAAATTCAACACGACAGAACGTATACAGATCTGCTCAGCACAAACATTGGAAAGCCGTAGTGAGTTCCCAGACATTGATCTACTCATTGTGGATGAATGCCACATTGCACGAAAAGAAATATCCAAGATCATCAAGAACAATCACAAGATTAAAGTTATAGGCTTGACAGCCACACCTTTCACCAAAGGTTTGGGAGAACTCTATAGCAATGTAGTATGTGGTTCAACGACTGATAGCTTGGTGATGGACAAATGGCTAACACCACTTAAGGTTTATATCGCAAAAGAAATTGATATGACTGGTGCTAAAAAGGTAGCCGGTGAATGGTCACAGGATGAAGTAACTGAACGTGGCATGAAGATCACCGGTGACATCGTGCAGGAATGGATTAAGAAAACGCATGAAATATTTGGCAGACCACGCAAGACTATTGTTTTCGCAGCCGGTGTTGCACATGGTGAAGACCTAGCCAAACAGTTTGCAGATAAAGGTTATAACTTTAAGTCTATCTCTTATCGTGATACTAGCGAAGAAAAACGCAGGATCATTGAAGACTTTAGCCGGCCTGATACTGAGATACATGGATTGATTGCAACAGACATTTTGACTAGAGGCTTTGATGTACCAGACGTTATGATTGGTGTATCCGCTAGACCATTTAGCAAGTCTTTATCCTCTCACATTCAGCAAATGGGTCGTGTAATGCGCTCATATCCCAATAAAGAGTTTGGCTTGTGGCTAGACCATTCAGGAAATTATCTACGTTTCCGCAATGATTGGGATAATGTATATGCCAATGGCGTGAACGATCTTGATGACAAGGCTGAGAAAGCTAAGAAAGAACCAACACCTAAAGAAAAGAAAGAAGCTAAATGCCCTGTATGCAATGCGCTATGGGTTAAAGGTAAGGATAATTGCACAGCCTGTGGTTATGTGAAGCAAAAGAATAAACAGTTTGAAGCGGTAGCCGGTGAACTACATGAGATCGGTGCACCATCAAGAGTGAACCATGAAGATCGTCAGAAGTTCTACTCAGAGTTACTCTTTATTGCTCAAGACAAAAACTACAATCCGAATTGGGCTGGCCATAAGTTCAAGGAAAAGTTTGGTATCTGGCCGACCAACCTTGACCAACATCCGGCTAGTCCATCTATCAATACAATGAATTGGATTAAGCACAAGAACATAGCTTATGGAAAAATGCAGAAGAAATTATCTAGGAGAGTAGCATGAGGTTTGAAGAGTTTGCTAGGGCACACGGCTTAATCATTCGTAACGTAGTTCAAAACAGATGGGTGAAAACACCAACAGAGGATCACCCCAAATCAGACAATGGTAGTTATAAGTTCATTGGTCATGTAGGCTGGGTGCAGAACTGGGCTACTATGGATAAGCCGGCTACTTGGTTTGATGAGAATACTAAGGTGGATGGTAAAGAACGCTTTAGACAGATGCAGAATAAAGATAACCAACAGGCTGAGCTTGCAGAAAAGGCTGCCAAAAAAGCCGGCTGGATCATGCACCAAACAGTATTAGAAGAACATCCCTACTTAAAAGCTAAAGGATTTGATACAGAGAAGGGCAATGTATGGCACAAGAATGGTGAGGCTTTATTAGTTATACCCTTGCGGATCAATGGTAACATTGTCGGAGTGCAACTCATCAACAGTAATGGGGAAAAGAAGTTCCTCTATGGTCAAACGACAAAGGGGGCAACTTTTACCATAGATGCAAAGGGCTTCCCTATTTTTTGTGAGGGTTATGCGACTGGACTTGCCATCAGAGATGCCTTGAAGTTCAGCAATATCAAGTATTGCATCCACGTTTGCTTTAGTGCATCCAACATGAAGCTCATAGCACGGAACGTCAGGGATGGTATCATAGTCGCTGACAACGATCCCAACCATATTGGTGAGATCACCGCTTGGGAGGCAAATAAGCCCTATTGGATCAGCCCCACAGTCGGGGACGATTTTAACGACTTTTGGAAAAGAGTTGGAACTGCTCAAGCCAGCGCATCCTTAAGAAAGGTGGTAGATAGGTTTGTAATGTAATTCATAGGCAAAAAAATAGCCACTACTTTTGATGGTAGTGGCTTTTAAGTTACTGACAATCTAATCTTCCCATACTTCTACAATCCTAAAGCTCTCTTTATCCGGATAGTCCTCCATGTATCCATCAAGGTAGGCTTCTTTGCAATCTTGAATGAAGTAATTTAATTCCGCCTCTGCCGATTTGACGTCATCAAAAATTGTAGGCAGTCCACCGCTAGACCAATTGTTAATCCAACCATCAGCCAAAGTTTCTTCTTGCACCTCATAACGTTTATTCATTTTAATTCCCCAATGTTTTATCTATGATGTTGTAATCTAAATCAATTCCGTAAACGTAATACCTGCGCCTATCGGTAAGTTCTATATGCTCAAACCAATAATGCGGTCTAGTGTCATCGTCATTGTCATTGATTAAAACTGCGCCCACTAAATCTAGCTTGCCTAAAAATGTTCTACCTATTCCTGTATCCGGCTCTTCTATGTCATCATAAGCCGGTATTAGAATTCCCTCTTCAGCCAAGTCATCCCTTAACCTTACTCCGTCCATTCTTTCTGCTCCTTTACGATTGTAGAAACCACAGAACCATCTGTGATAATTTCATAATCCCTGCCATCTACGCAGGTAGGACAATCAACACTTGCTATATCTCTTAATGCTTGCTCATGTGTTGGTGCTTCTACTCTGTACCAAACACGAACTTCACAATTTAATACTTGCTCTACGCTAAAATATGGCATTATTCGTCCTCTTCTGGAAATAGTTCATTAGCCCAAAACTCTAACACATCCCAATTGATGCCAACATTAGCATCAAAGTTATCCGCCACAGCCTCTAATACTTCATGCGCTTGGTCATCGTCTAAATCAGCACGGACAGATTGAACGTCTTCAATGTGCCAATCGTCAGCCAAATACCAAATTCCCTTCTCTTCATTTAATTGCATGTGAGCCATGATTATTCCTTTTCCAATTCTTCTATACTATCTATGTTGATATTCCATGCGTCAGATAATCCTGTGTCATCCCAAGTCTTCCATTGGTCTGTATCAGCCTCTTCTGCAATCTCATAAGCCTGCTCTTTTGTGTCAGCTTCTACAATTATTTCCCAAATCTGATTGTATTCTGCCAAAACTGAAAACTTTGCCATTTTTTGCCCCTTGCTTAAAAAATAGGCTTTATATAACGCTCTATAACGCATTATTTTATGCCAGCCTATACCTTAGCCTTAGCCAAAACGGATATTTTGACCTTGCCTGCATAAGACCGCTTCTCAGCGGTTTCGGGTAATAAACCCATCATCAGTTATGCTGAATTAAACTTTCAAACTCTACCTGTAGCCGATACTCCTCATCTAAGCCTTTTTGCCATGCTCTAGCCAATTCACGCTCTTGCCACTTTACTTCGGCTTTGTCATTTTCTTGCTTTAACTCATCCGTTGCATCTTTTAGTATCTGAATAACTTTTTGGGTACTCATAATTAAACCTCTTCTATTTCTGAGCTATGTGGCTCTGTATCTAATAGCTTCCAATCTTGGTAATCAATATCGGATGCTTTATCATAGGCTTGATCTTCATCTTCTGCATCTACGATAATCTGCCTAATTTCTAAAATCTTTTCCACAATCTTATATTGAGCCATAATCAAACCTCACTAAATCCAACATCAATTGTAATGCGTGGTGACAAGTAAATCATATTGCCGACACCAACATAATCCTGCTCTATGTCACCATCTGCATTTTCGCCAACACGCACAAACTCCGTACACAATCCGGCTTCTTGTGCCAATGCCAACAGTTCATTCCACATCTGAACTTCTTCATATTCGTCATACCACTTAACATAGTCTTGACTGAGATAGATAATCTCTTCGTCAGCCTTAATAATATGTTTGATGTCACCACCAAACTCTTCGCATACTTTAGTAAACAAATCAAAGTTATCAGCCTTGAAAGCTGAAACCTCATTACTTGTGCCATAAATAACACTCTTTACTTCGCTTCTGTATCCCATGATTAACTCTCCACTACATCTGCAATTTGAAAATGCTCTCCATCTATCGGATAGCCCCATTCCACAACACCACTTTCGGCAATGCGCTGTGCTTCTTCTTTGCTTGATGCCTCAACCTCAGCAAAATAGGTCACAACCTCTTCAGCCCATACTTGATATATAGCCATGATTATTCCCTTTCCATTACTTGCTCAACTTCTGATATATCACTTTCAATTTCGTAAGGGTCAGACCAGTCAATATCATTCCAATTGAAGTTATCCCTTGCGTCATCTTTATTTTCTGCTTCAACTTCTACTGTGTAATAACTAACACTTTTAACCGATACTAAAAATTTAGCCATGATTAACCCTCTATCATGTGATGAATATATTCACCACTTTTACTAAAAAGATACTCATTTAACTCACAAAACTCATTTATATCAACGTCATCCCAATCGCTTGCATAGTCATAAACAAGTTCGCCCTCATCGTTTTCATACTCAAAAGGGCAATCGTCTAACCAGTTTTTTACTCTTGCTTTGGCTTTGTCATCAAGTTCAGAATAATTAAAGCCCATTACAGATACCATTCTCATTTTTGCACCTCTACCAATGTGTAATCTAAAACCTTGAACTCAAAAGGCTCTGTCATGTAACCTTTTAATTCCTCTTCGCCCTTTTCGCAAAAGTAAAAAATATCATGGTCAGAGATGCCGAAGCTGTCACATTCCTTTTCCGCATCCCATCCGCCATCACAAAAACTAATGTAACAACCATTGACCACTTCTTTGTTGTCAACCCACTGAATTGTTGCGTATGCGCCCCTGTAACTCATCATTTACCCCCTAACAAAAGTCTAAAGTCTTTTAATGCTTTGGCTTTAGTGGTGAAAAAGTATTGCTTTGTTAAAAGTTCGCCCCTGCCGGTCATGGCATAGAACTTATGTGCACCTTGAAAAGTCTTTTCATACTGAATAATCATTTCATTTCTCCCATGCTAGTATCAAAATCACGATGACCGCCCCTGCCAACATCAGCCATCCAATTGCTTTTAGTTCATCATAAGTAAACATAACATCCCCTTAAAATTGCTTAAGACCGCATCACTGCGGTTTCGGATATTCAATCCATCATCAGTTAAGCTATAGTTTGCCGGCTTCTACCGCTTTAATAAATAAGCCTGTAGCCTTGAAGTCCTGCGGTGTTACCTTGCGCCCTATGTCATAGGTTAGCTTCACGCTGTGCTTATTTATATCAACTGTTGCAATGGTGAAGTGTTGCGGTATTTCCGTCATTTTCTTATGTTTCATAGTGTGACCCCTTCTTGATGTAGTTTTGTGTAAAAAGCCTCTACCGCCCTGTGCATCTCACAGCGCATAATTTGAAAGATTGCGTATTGCATGATCAGCCCCCTAGATGCCAAAAGCTAACAAGTAGCTAATGACAAAAATAGATAAATAAATCAGCACTAAAAGATTGCCGGCTTCTTTAGTAAATTGTCTCTCTGTACGCATATCAAGCCCCCAAGATGTCATCAAATATTAGCGAAGCAAAGCCACCGGCTAATAAGCCACACGCAAAGATTAAAGCCCCATAATGAAAATCAGTTAAACGAACTCCAAAGACACCCAAGACCAATTCAATAAAGAAAATCCCTGTGCTACAACCTAACAGTGCAATAGTCGTGCTACTCATAATCAGACCCCTTTTTTAATGTGTAAGACCGCAAGCCCTGCGGTTTCGGCTCTTAAAGCCTCATCAGTTACACTATGCAAGCTCTTCCTCTTCTATGTATTCGCCTTGCGTAATCTCATCAGCCAACCACTCCACAGCGAACCAAATCATAGAGTTTGCAAAATGCGTATAGTCACTCATATTTTTATTGATGTAATCAGGAAAGCCGGTTTCTCCTGTCATGTCGTTATACTCATTGACAATGTCAAAGCATTCATCTTTGAACTGCTCAAAATAACGAACAGTGTCGGAATAGTAGATAAAATCACCAAAACCACCACCGCAACCATGCAAGGCGCATTCTGCTAATTCATTGTGAGTGTAATTATCTAATAGATGTTTTTTTAATGCGTTCATGCTTAACCCCTCTCTTTGCCGTTAAAATAACTTTTTACTGTAGTGTCGCAATCGTACCAATCGGACACATAAAAAAAGCCGGTAACTGTTTCATCGTCAACAATCGCCTGCACCTTAAAATTGATATGTTGGTCTACTCCGCCCATGTCTAATGAACGTTCAATTGCTCTTTCTTTAGCTTCTACCAATGTCATGATTAAACCCCCTCAAAAGCACGATTGCGGACACTCTCAAACCATCCGGACACATGGGCGAACTTCTTATATCCGTTTACTTCATCCGGAAAACCTTTTCCAAGTGCTTCAAGGTTTTGGCTGTCTGCTCTTGTGATGGCTTCCCATAGTGTAGATTTGAAACCGCCCAAGACATCATATTGCCACTCTATAACCGCTAGTTCTTCTGCGTTTAGATTTGCTGTGTTGTATCTCATTTAATGCCCCTTAACTAATTGATTTGATTAAGTTATTTGCTACTTATCGGCAGATGATGCGGTTTTGCGTCACCTGTTGATTGAGATTAAATCAGAAGAACTGCACAGCGTCAACCATCTAGAGCAAATATTTTTTATGTTCACAGAAACCGCCTGCAAATCCGGCTAAAGGCGAAGCCAAACAGTCAAGGGTAAGCAATTCTAATAAGAGAATACATAAGAGACATAAGAACACTATATATAGTAGTAACTCTATACATAAACCACAATATGTTGTATATTCGTCCTATTCTCATTAAGTACCTATTGACACCACTATGAAACTAACACGGAAGCAGATAGCAGAAGGACTGAAGGCAACACCAATTCAAGACATTTTACTTGGTGTCAATAACCCTGCAGGAGTTACGCTCACCGCTAAACAAAAGGCATTTGCAGAAGATGTAGCAAAGGGAAAACCAAAGGCACAAGCCTATAGAGAGAACTACAACACCAAAGGCAATAAGGCAGTTGAAGCTGTAGAAGGTCATAAACTAGCAAATACTCCTAAGGTGTCCAATATGATAGAGGCTTTCAAGGCATCAATAGAGGCACAGAAATATCTTTTCCCTGCTCATTTAAGAGCGATGGCTATACAAAAGCTGACAGAAAAGGCACTTGATGACACGCTACCACCATCCCAGCAATTGAAAGCATTGGAGTTAATCGGTAAGATGTCAGAGGTTGCCTTATTCACAGAGCGCAAAGAGGTCATTACTACCAACACCAGCGCAGACGCTAAAAATAAACTGTTGGGGACTCTCTTAAATGCAATCACTAACAGCAAATCATTGAGCACAGATAAGAAGGCAGAAGCACAGAGCCTATTGGATGAGCTAACCAATACTAGAGAAGTACAGACTATTGAACAGGATGAAGAAGACGCCAAGACCGGCTCAAACGTGCCGGCTAGTGGAGACGAAATCGGGGATATTGAGACCCCACCGGATGCCGACCCCCAAAATCATGCCTATTCTGAGCCCGAACACTTGCATAGTATTTCTGACAAACAATCACCAACTGACAAACAATCACCAGCTAAAAACACAGGGGTACCCCCTAACGATTTCCCAGAAGGTGATGAGAATGATTCTCAGGAGAATGACCCCCTTGATGTTTTGGAATAAAAAGTGGCAGGGGTATATATAAAATTTTTGAAGTAAAGGACGTTGTATGGATGTATGGGTTAAGTTATATGATCCTAGTGATAAGTGGTATACAAGGAAGTTAAGATCTATTAGGTGGAGAGTAGCCGGACTGTTACGCAAGCTTAAGCGTGGTCCGTCAGGTATTGCTGCGTGGATGAAGATGAATAGGCGGTGTAAGGAGTTGAACCGTGCATTGATAGCGGAAGCTGAGCGTAGTGCACGTGAGCCAAAATATCCGGCTCCTACACCTGAAGAGATTCAAGACTTTATTGATTGGTCACAGGCACATGGTGTGATATATGATAACCGTGTAACTAAAGTGAAACATCCTAAAGATTCTAAGTATGCAGAAATCATGGACATCCATACCTTGTCTGCTACACCAGGACAATTTAAAAAATGACACCAGTACAGAAAGAAATCTTTTTAGTGATTGATGAGTGGTGGAAGAACTTTGGGTTTGGTCCGACTATTGATGACATCATGAAACTTACCGGTGAAAAAGGACGTGGTAATGTTGCACGTAAAATGCAGATCTTAATTGACATTGGGGTTTGCAAAGGTGTAAAGGGACGTGCACGTTCTATTCGTCCGTCCTATTTAAGGGTCAGGGATCTTGAATGAACATTAAAGATATTATTGATTTGTTACCTCCTGATGAACAGGCAGCTGTTTGGGAGAGTGTGAAAGAGTAT